CGATGCCACGACCAGCATTGAGGTGATCGGCCACAAGCTCTCTGATGATAGTGGACTTACCATGACCCGTGGCGCTTGTCCAAAGATTAAGCCGCCGCTTATCCTGTCCGATCATGAATGTAGTCAGGCTATCCCAAGGATACTCAAAGACATCAAGATTCTTTTCCGTGTTCTCCGAGCCAACGATCTCACTTACATGAAGAATAGAATCTGGACTGTAGCCTTTGGCATTCCAATACGCCTGAACAAGGGCGGTCTGCTCTGCGTGTACAAGCATTTCATTTGGATCCTTGCGTGGCAGGGAAATGATCTTTACCTTGCCAGCAGGAAGGATCTCGGCCACATCTCGCACAGCCTTTTGGCCAGGATCGTCCATGTCAAAGCAAAGAACAATTGTCTCAAAGGAAGAGACAAACTCGTAGTTGTCCTTGATTGCACGAACAGCAGAGCTTACTCCATTGGGGATCGACACAACTGGGTACTTGTTTCCAAACACCTGAGACATAGTCAAGCAGTCAATAGCTCCTTCTGTAATAAGGAGACGCTTGCCACCAGCACTGAATAGATGCTGACCAAACAACGGAAGGTTGTCCGTGTTACCGATCCACGCGAACTTCTTGCCATCATAACGAATATGCTGGGCTTGGATCTTTCCATCTGGTCCATAGAAGTTTTCAATCTCGGAGTTATTGATCCCAGTGGCATAGCCGTAATGCTTGGCCGTGTCTTCTGTGATCCGCCTATGCGGCAACTCCTTGATGGTACCCTGCCTAAACGACTCTGTCGCAAATACCGAACTAGTCTCTTCAACCATAGTTGGTTGGTTTCCTTTCACATAGAAATTACAAGCAAAGCAATAAGCATGACCATCGTCATACACCTTTAGGTTGTCACCAGAAGTGTCGCCACCACTGGCTGCACACTTTGGGCACCTCTTAGAAGCTGTAACGCGACTTGTCATTTTGGCTGTTCCTTTCTTTTAGCATATCTTTGATAGCCCTGTAGGCCATGATATGCAATTCCTTGGCTGTATATCCAGCATGGTGTTTTTCATGCGGGTTAAACTCAATGGCATTTTCCAACAAAACCATTACTTCTTCTGGGGTGTATTTCATGATGTCAAGGCTCTCCAACTGATTGGGAAATACTTAGAACAGATCTCCCCGACTCGGTGTGCATATTCCTGTGTCTCTTTCTGGGTATGCGGATCAGCCCGTAAAGCGTACATTCTTGACCAACCATACAATGAACCAGTCCAGATCCACTCGGTCATCATTGACTGTGGGAGGATGGCTCTTGCCTGTTCTGGACAGATGCCGTTAGTCACTGCATTCTCATACAGCGTCTTTGTGTAGTTGTTGATGAACTCAAGGCTAGAGGCAAAGTCATCGGCAAACTTGTTGATCTCAGAAGACGAACCCTGCTTGATGTTGTCAGCAGAGTTTCTAAACTGGTTTGTCCACCAAAACTTAGGCTCATTCTTGACATACCGTCTGCTTACTTCGTTCCACGCAAACCCAACTTGATGCTTGGCCAACTGCCTAGCAATGAAGATCGGAGCAGTGAACCGCATCTTTACGGTGACATGTGCAAATGGACTCCAGTGATTGTGCTTGGCCAGATATTCAATCAACCTACAGTTTTGGTTTACACCGAACATGTCAGCCGACTTATTCATGGATACCCGTGCAGCATCGCACACATCTTCGTCTGTGCCCATATGATCAATATACTCAACAATTGTCATTGTTCCACTCCTGTAGAATTCTAGATTCTATTTTCTCTTCATCAACACTAAGGATTGTTTCAATCAAATTGTTTAGTGTTTTTGGCCCACTTGGTGTTGGGTTTATTTCCACTAGTTCAGTACCAAAAATCTTTACAGTAGAAATATGCCTTGTGTTATTTTCATACAGCATCTGGTCTTTTTCGACAGAAGCATCAATAACCAAAACACCAGAGTAAAACTCTCCCTCAAAGTCAACATCAAAATTGTATTCAATTGTTACCATGAATTAAATCTTCTTTCCTAAAACCATGAATTTGATTTTTCTTTGTCAACATCTTTGCCCCAAAGCCAGTCTTCTCGGTACAGAACACAGAACGGTGGTTTGTAATGAGGCATAGCATATAAGGACTCTCCACGCTCAACCCACAAGATTTGTTCTAGCGTGTACTTTGACTGTGGTTCACCATACGCAGTAACTCTGCAAAGTTTTTGCTTGCCAAACTTTTCTACAATCGCACGGTGGGGTTTACCTTCGCTCACGACTTTACCTCCCAATCTCCACTCCAAGCACGGTCGTGTCTTGTGTCTGTTACAATGACTACTTTTCCCACACTGTATGGGTTGTGCTCACACTTTTTATAATGCTTGCGTGCTTCTTCATAGTCGGTTGTGCGTCCTATGTATTTTCCAGGTCCTGTACCGTCAACACTTGTGCCATCAAACAACAGATACCAAACTTCGTTGCTCACTTGTCTTTCTCCTTAAAGCAGTCCCAGCCGCGCTCGTCGGCGACCTGCCTCTTGCAGGTAGGGTTGACGCGAAGATCAGCCCTCAACTCACAAATCTCCCGCCGCGCCTCGTCGCGCTGCTCGCGCATGGATGCGAGTTCTCGGTTGAGGTCGATGGATTCTTCGATCTCGCGACACCATGAAGCGTTTGCCTCGCGGCACTCTGCATCCGCATCGTCGCGCTGCTTCTGCATCGCGGCGACCTCTGCCTTGAGCGCGGAGTTCTCGGCGTGGAGGCGAGAGAGTTCTTCCCCAATCTCAATGAGGAATCCGCGTCCGCGATCTTCGATGATGTTGCTCATTAAGATTCCTTTCTAAAAGAGTCTACTGATGTTGTCAAAGTATTCCAAACAGCATCCCAGTTACACGAATAAAGTTCGTCTTCATAACAATCTTCTTCGATGTCAATGTAAAATACAAGAACCTCTTGTTTTTTATTCTTATAATTGTTAAGTTCTTTAATTAATTGTTCAACAGTCATCATCATAACCATCAGTCCCTTCGTCTAGTTCTGTTAGGGTTTCAAGTGAATGTTTCCATACCAGTTTAGCCTCATAGATTGCTACAAGAAACTCGTCTTTATTGTAAGACTCTTTGTATATTTGCATTGCTTGGTCGGCATCATTTGCAAAAAGGATGTCGTACTCGTTAAGGAAGAAATTATCTTCCCATTCTTTTCTATAGTGAACAACAAACATCTTCATTCATAGTCTCCTTCGATTACCCTGAAGGGCATTCCATACTTAAAACTGTTGAGTTTGGTTTCTGGGTATCCATTCTTAATGAACCACTTGTTAAGTTGAGCTTGGTTCATTTCTCTAAGGTTGTCTGGTGCTAGCTTAGGAAAGCCATACCGCCAACCAGATGGTGGGTCGATATACAATTTAGTAGGGACAGACATGTACAGAATCCTTTATGATATCCGAAAGTCGCTTGTTAAACTCAACAACAAACCTAAGACGGTTGGTGTTGTACTCGGTTGGAAAATGTTTGAGCCTATCTCTTGCATATTTTCTTACAGATTTTGGAACCCTTGGTGTCTGCTTGGGATCAAGCAAACTGTACATAAAAATACGGGCATTGTCTATTGCATTTAGCATTTCCTCAGTTGTCGTCATATACACTCCTCTTAACATTCCTGACAGGACTTGAACCTGTAACCCACAGCTTAGAAGGCTGTTGCTCTATCCAGTTGAGCTACAGGAATAACAACACGATCTGTAGGAGTCGAACCTACAATGCATCCGTCGATGCCGCCTTGCCATTTTAGACTAAGATCGTTAACCATGTGCGTTCTTCTAAGGATTAAACGCAACCCCTCCTGTGAACTCTAAGTCGTTGTCCCTCGGGATTGGACTCTAGAGTTCTTTATGCATTTAGGCTCAGCATACTAGAGAATGGATCTGGTGGGAGTCGAACCCACACTCCGTATAGGAAGCAGATTTTGAGTCCGCTGCGTCTGCCAATTCCAGCCACAGATCCAACAATAGAGGGTACAGGAGTCGAACCTGTCTGTGGTCGGTTATATGCCGACTCCTTGACCGCTCAGGCAACCCTCCACACTAACCCTATAGCACCATCTGGACAAGTCCATCAGGGACAGAGTAATAGATTTCATCAAATGTTGCAACGCACCAAGGCATGCACAGACTGCATGGTTTTGACATCTTTAGCTCTCCCTGTGTATCAAACCTGAAGTTAAGCAAGACGAGGTTGTTTCTGTGTATTTTTGGAATCTTAATTAACGCATCCAATTCACTATGGAGTTCTTGGTTTCTATAACCATACCTCATAGCCAAGGGGTGCGTCTTTCGTCTATTGATACCCAAGGAAACAAGATCGTTGTTCCTGAGAATAATAGAAACATGATTGTAATTCCTAGTTAGACCAACCATAGTAAGCTCATTCCAGGCTAGTTTGCTGTACTTTTCGATGTTCATTATTTGATCTTTTCTACAGATACGGTGAAGTATCCACTTTCACCTTCCTTTGCCCACTTCTTTGAAATGAACAAAGCGACGATCTGTGAATCATCATCCCACAATTTTCCATTAAGACAATCTAGAATAGACTTGCTGTAGTTGTCTACATCAGCCCGTGGATATTCTAGCTTTGTTGTCTTAGGTCTTGTTACATAACACTCGATGTCTACCGCAAGCTTGTCAGACAATGGAGTGAAGTTCCGTCCGAGTACCCTGTTGATTATCAGGGATGCCTCGGAACGGAACTTCTTATAGGGTCCAGTAAAATACGCACCATATCTGCTGACTCTTGGTCGTGATGCAGCTATGGGATTTATTGGAAACCTGTACTCCATCATCCGCTACCTACTTAGAACGGTGACTCAGAGTCTTCAACTGGCTTGAAGTCTGAGTCACTGCCTACATAGTTCCGTTCGATAAGCTGAATGCCTTCAAGATAAAAGGACACTGAGTTATCACGGGTAATTAGACCTGGGGTTACCTTGACGCGAACCACATCAGTACCAAAAGGAACGGTTGTGGTTGGCTTGGCATCAGGACCAGTAACGGGGAATGTCTTTTCACCACTCTTGGCAATCAATGTGTTCTTAAACTTGATGGTCTTAAGTCCATCCTGTTCCTTGAAGCCATTGATCTTCTTGCCACCAAGCTGCTTGACGGCAGCCTTGATAAGCTTATCAAGTTCTGGGGTAACCTCTACGGTAACCGAATGATTTGGGTTACCGAACTTGTCATCTGGTGTCATAAGATGAGACCATTTGACCGTGACATTTCCCGTCACAAAGGACTTACCATAATTACTCTTCAGTGCTGCTGGCATTTACAATCTCTCCCTCGACCTTAGGCCGAAGCGTGTTGATGTTGTTGATTAGATTTGCATGGATAGATTCAAGCATCTTAGCCATGTCCGTCAGGTAGAGTACTACGGCCTCTACTGGAACTGCGGGAACCTGAGGTTGCTCAGACATACATTTTCTCCAAATAAGGAAACTTGCCATCAATTACAATACCACATCCAAGGATGGCTTTCTTGAGGTGTGGCTGTGAGTATTTGAATACGGGGTTTTCTAGGTCTACTCCGCTACCAACATTCATTCCAAAGATTGAATTCTTGTTAGGGCCTTGTGACCAGTTGATACTAAACTTAGAATGGGTATGTCCGCTGACTACTGATTGCATGTGGGCTTTTGCCGCATTGAATGCAGGATACTCAGAAGACCAGCCGTCACCATGGACATACAAAACATTGTCGATGCAGAAAGAATGATCCCAATCCCAACTATTAGTATTGTACAAATCTTTATAGGATTGTAAATAAAGCGAAGGTATTCCATTTTTGATTGCTTTGTTGTGTACTCGTTTGTCGTGGTTTCCAATAACAACTGAAGCTCCTTTAAAAACCTTATGCCATTTACTAATGGCTTTGGTTGTGAGGTTATACTGCTCCAGAGCTGATGGGAGTTCTGGGTTCTTTTCATAGTTGCTAATTGCTTCATTGTCTGCAATGTCTCCGATAAAAACAGTATGATCTGTTTTGTATTTCTTTTGCATCTTTAAACAATGATACAAGTACTCGCTATGATCAGCAGGACAATGAAGATCACCGATTACCAATACTCTTGCCATAGCGTCTCCTTGCATCTTCCTTCCACTGAACACTTAGTGAAGGAAGGGGTTCTCCCTGTTCTTGAGGAATTGGTGCATACACATCAATTAAGCCATCTAAATGCATCTCCTGGTATTTATTGAGGCGACGATCTACGGGCTTCTCGACGCTGTCTTTCTCGACGGCGCTTGTCTTGTTCTCTTTTGTGCTTCTCAACATTAAACTCCTTAAGGTCCTTTCTTCGGACATTCTTTTGCTCAGCCATTCCCTATCTCCCGTATTCTTTCAATCATTTTCTTTGGAATCTTATTGACCTGAGCTGTTTCTCCTGGGCCTATGGTACTAGTCAAGGATATCTGCTCTTTGTCTTCATGCAATACATAACCAACAGTCAGCATGATTGGTAAAGGTTCCTTGGCTGTAGTCTTGGCTTCATCCTTGTCCATCCAACCAGAACCACCAATGGTCATGGCATCAACCCATTCCACTACAACAAGCCGTGGAACTTTGTCGGGGTATACAACATTCTTAAGCGAAGAAGAATCTACTGTTGAGGACTTCTTCGATTTCAAACCCATCTTCCCTGAGGGGACAGTCTGGGAGGAAGATGCTGTATTTTTTTTCGATCTCTTGTTTGAACTTTTCAAGTTGATTCTCTTTGTGAATTTCAACGAACTCTTCTCTTAGGATTAAATGCATCATGTCAATATCTGGTGCATATGTTCCATAAGAGTCATGTACAAAGGAATAGCCAGTCATCCCTTTGTTTAGCATCTTGCCAATTGTCATGAACATGTGAGCAGCATCCAAGGCATGAATAAAGTTAGGAGAGATCGCAAGGTACTGCGCCGTCCCATCTAGATCCTCGGTAATAGTGGAGAAAACCAATTGTTGTTTGTTGAACAACTCAGCATAACTTACTCGCTCTACTACTTGGTTGTATACATGGTGAACTTCAAACCCACTTGGTGTTGTCCATACCAATGGTTTGTTCATGTCATTGACAATACTTGCTACTGTTCTTAGCCATTCCTTTCCTGTGTTTGGTGAAGCCATTGTTTCACCAAGACCAGCCTGAATAGCACGGCTTAGCTGCACAACCGCACCACTGCGCTGGTCTTTAGGAACCCAATCCACATGTCCTTCTTGATTCACATACTTCTGCATTCCGTAGAATGTCAAGCCATATGCATCGCACATGGTAGGCCGCTTGGTTACCGAACGAGGTAAGCCATCAGGCCAGTGCGTCAAGAAAGTAGAAAACCATTCATTCTCAGTATGGTTTTTCATATGTTCTGTAGAAGCATCGGCTACATACTTATACAAATCCTTAGGTTCTTCTGCGCTTAACAGGTTTGTAAGCTCAGCTAGTTTTCTGTTTCTGAGAATAGCAGCCCAATGCTGTCCGCCATTGTTAGCTCCATCCATCTGAACAGGAACCTGAGTCATACCGTCAGTACGGGTAATGTCAAAAATAGCAGCAAGTCTTTGGAAAGACTTGTTCTTTTTCTTAGACAAATCTACCCACTCTCGGTTAGACAGTGGATCTTCGGCAATCCTAGTAATCATTTTCCAGTTGTCATCTACCCACTTGACCCGTTCAGTATAGGGTTTCTTGTCCTGATCAAACAGGTTTGCAAGGTGAACCAGCATCCACCACAAGCCAGAGGTTGTTTGCTTTCTTGGTAGTGCAAACTGAACAAGACCACGATCAAAGTCAACACCTTGGGGAGACAGCAACTCACAAACAGAATAAGCCCGTCCCCTAAAGTCAAGGGTGTATGGCATGTAGAAGAATCCCCAGCTGATCATCTTCTTGCACAACTCAAGACGGACGATCATGCGACTACGGGATTGCTCTTCCTTGTACCACTCTCCCCATGCTTCATTAGACTCTCTCATCCAAATTGCCTTTTGTTCTTTTGTCCCGTGTTCTGGGTAGGGAATGTTAAAAGAAAAATCCCTGAAGGAACTTGCTGGCACATTGGCAATTCTGTAATCATTTTCAAACATGGTCTTCATTACAGAGTAGACCTTTTCATTCACAGACCACTCGGTGTTGCCAAGTGCATTGAGACCACGAAGAACAAGTTCGGATGGCTTGGAGTCCCACTCCTTTGGGTTTGCTCCTACTGGGTGATACCGTTTAATCATTTTCTTCCTAATCCAAGGAGACAGAAAACCACCATTTTCGTTTTTTGTATTTTCCACAGGAGGACAAATCATAGGTCGGTAGACCATGCAAGCTGCTTCCAGCATTTCATGCCTATGGGAAAGTTCCTTTAGAATCCAAGGAGCAAAGGAAACCAACATGGTCTTCTTGTTTCTACCATTCCAGTGAATTCTCTTTATGAGGATGTCACTGGCAAGGGCAATCCTAAGCATGTTGTGACCAAAGTCTTCCTTGTCCTTAGATTTGTATTTAGGAATTCCAGTCATCTTCTTGGTAAACCCAAGACAACGCTTGGGAGTCCATGATTTAATAAACTTAGACTGACGCTTCCAGTCATCCTTAAAAGATTTCTTTGCACTTTGGTATGCAATAATATTGATTACGTCTTCTGCAATAGCTTTGGCAACTTGTTGTCCAACAGGTGCATTCTGGGGAATACCAACAGAGTCATCAAAATTCTGCAAGGTTGTTCTAGAAAGAAAAGCCTTGAGGACATTTCTGATTGTAATGTCTGCCATCTTACTGGGGCCAATAAGCAATAGGGGAGCCAACCAATCGGGTGACTTACGGCCAGCACATACTTTGTCAATCCATTCCTGATAAAAAGGAGTAAGGTGATCTACCGCACTTTCTAGCAGTAGTTGTTCTGGCTTACCCTCGTCAGGTGCTCTGTTATACTCTCTCCAATACTTGTCAATACTGTTAGTCAACAACTCTTCTTCGTTTGCTTTTTGAACAGAAAACCTAGTGTTTTGTTGTTCTTTAGTTAGTTGTTTCCACATCTCTAGCATGTTTATCTCCATCAAATGTTGGTGGTTGTAGCATAGCTACATACAAGGTCATAGGGCATCATAGATCTTTTTTAGTTGAGTAGGAGTACCATGACACACAGGATAACCAAACAAATGATTGACCACTACACTTGAATTATATACGCAGTTGTGCTTTGGTTTGTACTTACCAAAGCTTAACAACCACAACAACCGCTCTAAAACAGCAACACTACGGCCTGGGTTTTGCAAGCTACGGCAATAAGAAAGAACATAATCCATTGTAAAGGGCGTCTTCCCGATTATTGCATGGTCTATTTCATACATCCTAAGTGGGTCTTTTCCGTAGTCACATATAAAAGTTCCGTCATCAAAGAAATGAACAGACTTGGTTACATGGTTTCCCACAAGTAACAGACTACAGTGGCCACGTTTTAGAAATGTACTTATAATTTGATTGACACCAACAAACGCTAGGTTTGACGGTTTGTGAAACACGACTCTTAGTTCCATACGAGTGGCACTCTTGTTAATAAAAGGGAGAAAGCAATGGCAACCCATTGCTTTCTCCCAGTGAATTAGATGTTGGCCAAAGCCATATCCATAACAGCAACCTTTTCAGTTGCTCCCTTACCGAAAACCGTATCATTGAAACGATTATCGTCCTTCCCTTCGCCACGGTAAACCTGGCTATGGTCAAGCCAGTTGGTAACTGCATTCATAGCAGTCCAAAGATTTGCACCACTGTGCTTAACCTCTGAATCAAAGGTATCTGCCCACTTAATCATAACGCTTGCGGCCTTCTTGTTGGCCTTTTCCTGGGCCTCTGTTTCAACATTGGTATGGATGTTACCAAACATCTGAGTATACACATTGGTCCAGAACTGCTGAACCTGTTCCACACTAAGCGAGCTACAGGCAAGAGCATTTGCCTTTACCTTAAACCGCTCAGCCCTATCGTGGTACTCTTCAATGCTGTTAAGGATTTCCTCAAGAAGACCCATAACATTTCCTCGGTGTCGAAGAGAGATCATCATGTGGCCACGCTTCTTGGCAAGGTTGCTAGACATATTGAGCGAATTTTCGCAAACTACACGAACAGTAGTAGGCCATCCACTGATTGGATGATTACCGTCGTGACCATTGCTAAGTACAAAAGTAGGGTAAACTTCGTCCTTACTTGGACCAATGCCCCACGGGTTGCCGTTAAGCTGGGCGTATACTCGTTCTCCATTTCCAGTATAGCCAGCCGACACCAGGTTCAGAACACCATTGGACACGTGCTCAGCGCACCACAGCAGCTCTTCATTCTGGATAGGTTGGTATTTGTTTGACACAATACCAAGGATATCCTGGGTATCGCTTCGGACAACCGCCATGAAATCCTTGCTTGCTACATAATCACAAGCACTATTGTTTGACTCGACAAGCACAGGCTTTTTGGCAACACGCCAATCAAGACCAGAGCTACCGAGCACATTGTTTACATCAATATTTGAGTGAATCTTTAACATTCTTTACTCTTTCTTCATAGGTTTCAAAAGGATACCATTCTTTACCGACCAACACCCAACCATCTTCAGAGTAATCTTGGATGCTTCCATTTTCATACAAAAGATTAATTCTCATAGCGATCAAAGGATCCGTATTGCGAATCAGTTTCAAATTCATTGGGTTCACAGCACCACCTTTCCTCGTTGAAATCAATCCATTCATCTTCATTCACAGGTTTTCCTCAATATAGTTTGCAATGTCAGAAAAAGATTGTCCACTGTCGTTCATGCCAGCAAGAGCTGCTGCTGTTTCCCACGAAATACCAAGGGATTCAAGAAAATTTTTGGTTGGCATCTCGTCTCCTGTATCTCCATCTTCAAAATGGTACACTGATTGACCTGATTCTTCAAAGTGTTCCCACTTACTTGGATTAGAAATGTCACAAAGGACACCCAAACAACAGAAATGATACTCTTCTGAATTGTAATCCTGACGGCAAAGACTTTCCGTACCCTGTGCGTAGTCACCACTACAGAGGGCAGCAACCCATTGCTTCTTGATTTCTTTGTTCATTTTCATTTAATATTTCCTTGTGTTGTCGAACTCTTCCTCAACTACAATTCTATAATGTCCACTCATGAGATGATACAGCATAGCTGCCACACCCTGAAGGTAGTTATATTCTTCACGATCTCCTTCTTGAGCTGCTTTCATTGAAAGTTCGTAAACAAGCGATGCTTGAAGAGGAAGAATATGTGCGTCAATTACGGCATTTCTACTAAAAGTTTTAACACTCATTACAGCTGTTCCTTTTCCTTGAAGCAGTCCCAGCCGCGCTCGGCGGCGATTTTTCTTGCGCGGAACGCGCTGGTCATCTCGTCAGGCTGGTCATGGTAAAGAAGTTCCGCAACCGAGACACACACCTCCCGCCGCGCCTCGTCGCGCTCGGCGGTGCGCTGCGCGAGGTCGCGCTCAAGTGTGCGGGCGAAAAGCGGGAACATGAGCGACAACAGACGATGACTCTGAATCGAATCCGTCCTCGGTGTGTCGCTCATCGCTGCCCCTTCTTCCCCTGGTCGATGGCGTTGAGGAGCATTTGTGTCTTGTTATTCAAGTCGCGCTTCCACGAATCGGGCGTGTGCGGACTGTCGCAGAGATGATGGAAGACTTCGCTCACCCACGACCTGAGTGGGATCGAAGCAAACTCGTCAGCGTTGCTTTGGGGCTTGAGCGCGGCGTTCTCGCCCTTCGCTCTCCTTAGTTCGGTGATCAGATCGTCGATCATTCCTTGCAGTTCGGCGTGAGGCTGAGTCCAGTTGTAAGTCCATGCTCCCAGACTCATCTCGCGTTTCGCGCCCTCGACCAGCATTTCCTGTTGACCGATCAGATTCCGAAGTCGAAGAATCCCGAGTTCCCATTCCCGCCCATGATCTCCAATCGGATCGGGATCAAGAGGCGGAAACGAATTCTTGGTAAGTTCTTCGGAGTTGTCAATGTTCGGTGTGTCGCTCATCGCTGCACCTCCTTCGCACGGCGGATAGCGGCCACCGCGTCCGCCGCCCACTTGACTGCATCATTCGAAATCCGTCGAACCGCCGCATCCCGCTGCGCTGCCCACCATGCGCCATACGCCGCAGCCGCGACATGGCTTGACCATTGCCGCGCCAGATACGCCGCCGACGCCGCTTCTTCCGTTCGCTTATGGCACATGGCTCGCCATGTGTCGCCGTGTCCGTTTGCGTCTGCCATCGGCTGGTACTCCTCCAACTCGCGCCACATCTCCGCGAGCGGGTCGGCCTTCGCCTTGAGCGCGGCGACCTCTGCCTTGAGCGCGGAGTTCTCGGCTGCGAGAGCGTCCCGCACGACGAGGCGCTGCGCGAGTTCGGCGCGGAGCCTCTCGACCTCCGCGTAGAAGGTCATGCTCTTCGACTTCTCCTCACACCACAGCGCGCGCAAGCGCGCGATCTCGTCGGTGTCGCTCATCGCTGCCCCTCCTTCGCCTTACAGATCGCGTCGATGGCGCGTTGTGCGCATATCGCCGCTTCCATCCACGCCGTCGCCGCCCGATCCGCCGCCCTCGACGCCCACGACCACTCCGACGCCGTCGAAGACGCCCCACGCGCCCACGCCGCCGCGTGCGCAGCCCCGTCCGTCCGCTCCTCGCACATCCTTCGCCACGACTCCCCGTGGCCGTCGCGGTCGGCTTGCTTTTGGTACTCGCTCAACTCTCGCCACATCTCCGCGAGCGGGTCGGGCTGAGCCTTGAGCGCGGCGACCTCGTCAAGCAGCGCCCGCAGCGCCGCTGCGACCTCTGCCATGAATTCGCCGCTCCATCTGAC